TGTATTGCTGAAAGATACGCGGTTCGCATTTGCTCACGTTCAGCCTGCAGAGCTTCTCGCTGCTGCTTGACCTCAGTGGCATTGTTGTCTACGTGCTGTTGCAGACGATAGTTACGAAGCAAAGAATCAAAACTGATCTCTTTGTCTTGGCCATCAACCTTAGCACGGAATCGAGGTGAGCCATCATCACCAACAATGATATCAGACTCGTCAATTCCTAGCAGGCTGGCCAAGGTCGAGGAGTCGATTTCAACCTCTTCACCAGTCGCACTAGCACCTTTGTTTTCACCTTCGCCTTCATCATCAGATTCAGTGTTGGGATCAGTATCCTGGCCATCACTTTCATCTTCAGTATTTCCAGCACCCTTCAAATCTATTTCAGTGTTATCACCTTCGTCATCACCTTCACCATTGTCAACATCTTGACCCAAAGTGTCAAGCAAGTCAGCAACAGCCTTAACAGGTGAGCGACCTTTCAGCATATCCTGAGAGCCGTCAGTTCCGTCAGCCATTTTAAATCACCTTATCGTTTATGATTGCATTAAATGCTTCTTGAGCAGCATCTGCGTCATTCATGACTCGCTCGAAGTAGCGCTCAACATTGTTGATTACAGACATCGTAAGACGTATGTGAATCAACGATTCTGTGTCAGAAGTCTTTACACTAGCAAAGGCCTCGAAACACTGAATTTTAATTCGCTCCATTGCTTCCTTGTAAATTGGATTATCAAGGATTGATTGAGCTAATTCAGCTCGACGTGCATACATGTGCACATCTTGCTCTGTAATTTTTCCTTCACTCATTTTGAAACACTCTTAGGTTTAGTTGCTATTTCTTTCTTTTTAAGTGCAAGTTCTGCCCAACCCAAAGCAGCATCTTGATTGTCAGCAGCCCACTTACGATGCTGTTCATCAGTGCTAATAACAAAATCTCTATCTTGCTGTTCCTTCTTAAGTTGAGCTTGCATTTGCTTGATGTGAGCTTCAAGCATAATGACTTTATCCTCAACAGAAGGTTCAGCAGCTTTTTGTGCCATAGCCTGAAGAGTCTTTTGTGCCTCAGGACTATCAGGGTCAAGATAATATTGCTCAGGTTTCTTAACACCAGCAAAGCGGAGTTCATCAACAAGTGCATTATAAGTGGATTTTGGATTTACCAAAACTCCATTCATTCCCATTTCAGAAAGAATTTGATGATTCGCAAGAACTTTGCCCAAAGCTGCCGAATGCTTAATTTTGTCTCCCGCTCCGAGGCCAACCTTAATGCGAACATTAGTACGATACCTCCAACGAGTTGGATCACTAGTCATCCACCGACCATTAATCTCTACTTCCTTGCATTTGTTCTGATGCTTAATTACATTTGCATGCAACTTCTTAAATACATCAGATACGCCAAGTTCACCAAGATTCTTAATGATAAGACCAACAAGCTTTTCCTTAGCAGACATGAGACGCTCAACACCATGAGCAGTATCATTATCAATGACCATTCCTTCAGCCATCATTTCAGGACCAACACCAGAGCGTTCCATTCTGATGCGACTCAGGCCTTCAAGAATCTGAAAAGCCTCAACGCCAATTGGCTGATATGGAAATGGCTTAACAGCATCAACATTACGCGCTCGTACAGCACCACTTGGACGCGGATTAAGAAGGTCATCCATATTGACCTGATTCTCAACTACTATGGTGCGATTGTTATTTGCACGATAGAAATTGTCAAGAATGTTACGCCAAATAGAAGTGCTGATATCTTGAATTTGCTTCATTCTATCATGCAGAGAAACACCTTCCCAGCGATGAGGAACAATGATAGGAGAAGCAGAAGTAAAAGGGTGATCATCACAATACTCATTCAAAAGTATCATGTTTTCATTGACCATCCAAATATGTCGCATTTCAGCAACACCATCCTGATCAAAATCAACTTTCATCCAAATATCACAAAAGTGAATTTGCTTAAGTGATTTATCAGTTTGATTGGTGCTTGCCATCGTCGAACCAAATCGACGATTCTGCGCCTCAATATTTTGATTGCCTTGATATGGACCAATTGTGTCTACAATTTCTTTTGGAATGCCAAGCTCAATCAAATCAGATGCAGTCATGCTCCAAGATTCATGGCAAGTGAATCGAGCATCATCTAGACTAGGAGAAGCATGATCATCATTAACACGAAATTCTTCAGGAGGAATTGGAATGCAACGGGCCATTCCTTCTTCACTCTTGATTTTGACTTTCACATCATAAAAATCAACTTCAATATTCTGCAAAGCTTCCATCATAGAAGCTTGAGCCTGCTGCTGCAAAGTTTGACGATATGGAAGAGGCATATCATTCAAACGATTGTATCCCATTTGGCGACCTGCCATAATGAGATTGTTATTAACTTGTTGTTTAATGCCTTCTATCTGATCGCGAACTTCAGGCAAAGCAAAAAGATTAGTCCAATCATTTTGATTGAACTCTTTCAACTTCTTTTTATCAACTTCAATTTGATAAGGTTCTACTTCATAGTCTTCATTTCCAGCAAGAACAACCTGTAATTCCACACTATTTAAGCCAGAATATTCATCATATCTGGTTTTTTGGCGCTCTTCCCAAACTGTCTTTACGACACCATTTTTGTACAAAAGAGCATCTTTAAACATGCTATATAGAGTCAAATAACCACCAGCTTCAGTATAGAAGATGTGATTTATGTATTGACTCTCAATCTTAGCCTGTTCAATATCATATCGACCCATTGGTTGAAATTGAACAGCATCATCATTAGTGGTAAAAGCTTCAATGATATCAGGCAAAACCCATTCGATGACATCCATTACATCTGAAGATTGAACCTTACTGCGACCAGTCACTTCATCACCACGCGGGCGATTAAAGTAATAGTTTGCAGCACGAATTCGAGCCTCAGATAAATCTGTATTTTCACCACCAACACACGACATCAACTCATTCTTAATTTGAGATATGAGTTCGCTCTCAGACATTGAATTGTCTTCAGCCATCTGATTGTCAACAGAAATCATGTCGTTATCAGAATCCATCAGATGACACCTCTGTCAAGCTCTGAGTAATTAAGTTCTTTAGTGAAGTTGGTTCCAGAAGAGCCAATCACTGCATAATCTTCACCAGCACCAAGCATCAAATATTGAAGAGATTCACAAACATGAGAATACTGATTTTTGTCAGGCTTCTCCATATATCTCTCCAAACCAGCAACTTGAAGTCTGCGATATTTATAAGCGCCTGACATACCTTTGCGAAGATATTTGCAGCGCGGGCCTATAAGCATAGCAGGCTTTCCATTAAAAGCCAATTGAGTCAATTTACCAGCGACAGCTTCCCGTCTGATTGAATAATCATTCGTATGTGCTGGAATGGCGTTGATACCTTGCCGTTGTAACATTTCAAATGGAGTTGACTCGTCTGTGTCACTTCTTTGTTCTCCAGCAGGGTCGCCAAAGATATTGACAACACTGTTTCTCCACTCCGCTCGCAGCTTCTCACCGAGCAATTTTCCAAAATTGACTGCACCCATCGAGAATGTAACGAGTTCATCGAAGATGAGCCATTGACCGTATTCGTTACGGTATCCAAACGTTGCTGCCGGAGTAAGTCCGAAGTCAATTCCAACCCAAATTTCCGCATCTTTCGGAATGAGGAAGCCATTGGGCGCAAAGTGGATGTCATCTTGATATTCCTCATAAATCGGCTTACCGTCACGAACATAGCCATATTTGCCGTGAACATATACATCAATCCATTGCTGATCTTTACCAGCAATCATTCGATTGTAATATCCAGCAGGCAAATTCTTTATGTTCTCAGCATTTGGCGCAACACCAGAAGGCTGACGAAATAGACGATAATCCTCAGGATGTTCCTCCTCAAAGATTTTATACCACCAATGATCTTCATCAGGTGGATTGGTGTCCATTATCAGACCATACCAAGAAGGACCGCCTGCGCGCTGTGAAGGATAACGACCCAAGCGGCCAATTAGCATATCCAAAATTGC